TACGTTCAAATGCTCAGGAATGAACAAGCACAAAAAGCTAAGATAGAAGTTGCTGATATTGTTCGATCTTTTGTTAATCTAGCTACTTATGACGTGAATGATTATTACCATAACACGTTTACAATGATGAGGTATAAAGCTGATGATAAAAAAGCAATACGTGTATCAAGAAAATATGGTAACGTGTTGAGTGAGGTTGAGTTTGAAGCTTTACCAAAAAGATACAAACAATACTACTACAAAACTCAAAAGCTAAAAGAGTTTAGTGAAATGACTAAAGATCAACGTGCTGCTATTCAAGGATTGAAGTATGATAAGTATGGTAACTTAGTTATTCAATTATCAAACAAGCAACAAGCCCTTGACTCACTTGCTAAACACTTAGGAATGTTTATAGACAAGTCTGAGGTTAAGACTGAAGGTATTACAAGAATTATAAACGTTAATCCTACAAAGGCTAAAGCGTGACTATAAATCTAGCACCAACAATTAGTGATTATTACTTAGATAATAACTTAGTTACGTTGATTATTGGTGCAGTAGGTTCAGGTAAAACACTTGGATCAATAGCTAAGCTTGAAAGATTGATGCACGAGCAAGAACCTTCAAGTGATGGAGTAGCTTATACACGTTGGGCTGTAATACGTAACACGTACTTGGAGCTTAAAGATACGACGATAAAATCATTTCAAGGGTTCTTTGGTGATTTACTTCAGTTTAACTGGGGTAATATGACTGCTGTATATAATCACAATGGTATTCACGCTGAGTTTTTATTTAGATCTCTTGATAAACCTGAAGATATGAGAAAGCTATTATCACTGGAGATAACTGGAGCTTACCTAAACGAGTTAAGAGAGTTACCTAAAGAGGCTTTAGAAAATATTATATCAAGGTTAGGGCGTTATCCTTCAGCTAAAGATGGTGTAGGTTGTACTAAGTCTAACGTAGTAGCTGATAGTAATGCGTTTCCTGATGATCACTGGATATATGAACTGTTCTTGACTGATAAACGTCCTAAAGATTATTCAGTGTATATTCAGCCTCCTGCAATACTTGATGATAATACGCTTAATCCTGCTGCTGAGAACTTAGAGAACTTACCAAAAGATTATTACACTAGACAACTTGCAGGAGCTACTGAAAACTTTATAGATATTATGCTAAAGGTTAAGTTCATAGCTAAGAAAGATGGAAAAGCTGTTTATCCTGAGTTTAACCAAAAGATACACGTGGTTGATCATACGCTTTTAGGTGAACCAAACAAAGCTTTACCTCTAATTTGTAGTAGTGATAATGGACGTTGGTCAGGTTGGTTGCTAGGTCAGGTTGATACGTTTGGTAGGATTGTAGTATTTGATGAGTTACTAAGTGAAGATATAAATCTAACTGAGTTTAGTAGAATAATTAAAGCACATATTCAACAACATTACAGTAGTTTTAAGTTTGCTACTTGGATAGATCCTTGGGCTGCTAATCAAAGAGGACAACTAACAGATATGACTATGTTTAAGGCGTATAATAACGCTAATCTTCACCCACGTATAACAAATACTGGAAGTCCTGATACAATGGTTGAAGCTGTTAAGAAAAAACTTGGTAGCATTACTCTAGGACAGCCTGATATAATTATTTCAACAAAGTGTAAGAACTTGATAAGAGGTTTAAATGGTGGATATATGTACAAAAGACTCAATGTATCAGGCGATAGATACGCTGAAAAACCTGATAAAGGTAAGTTTTCACATATCTGTAATGCCTTTGAGTTTATGGTAGATGGTTCAGGAGCATCAAGAGAGATGTTAGCAAGTACTAAACATACTGAAGTTGTACAGATCAAGAGTGACTGGGATGCTATATGAGTAGAGTTTATGAGGGTGAAGATGGTTGGATAGAGGTTATAACTCTTGAAGATGGTAGAGTGATAATGTCAGCACATAGTAACTATGAGAAGTATAGTAAAAGATTGATGTTAAAGATAGCTAAAACGTTTTTGACATTTCCTGAAGTTTACACTATACTTCCATACACGTACTTAGTTGATTTTTACAACAAACATACACACGTTGAACTGATTAATGAGTCGTATAATCTTTATAAAGTTTATGGTAGAAGGAGGTAACCTATGGGAGTAGGTGCAGCGTTAGTAGCAGCAGCGGTTATTTCAGCAGGTGCAACAGCTTATAGTGCAAAAAAACAGTCAAAAGCAGCAGATGCACAAGCTGATGCACAAAGAAAAGCAGCAGCTGAACAAAAAAGACTACAAGAGGAACAAGCAGCACAAGCAGCTAAAGAGAAAGCTGAGGCTGAAGCTAAGTTACAAGCAGAACAAGCACAAGCATCTAAAGCACTTGATGCAAAACGTGGTGGTAGAGGTGGTTTACTATTCGGTAGTGAACTTGGTGTGACAGATGAGTCACAAACAACAACAAAATCAACACTAGGATAAAATAATGGGTAAATTTGTAAGTATGAACTTTACAGTTATTGAATGTAAAGAGTGTGGTGAAAAAACTACAATAGAACCAGGTAGAGAGTTTAAGCAACTTAACTGTAAGTGTAACACTGAAGTAAGTAAGCAACTGAAAGAGATTAAAGTAGCTACTAACAAAGGTGATGGTACTGAAGTTGAGGTGATAGGTAAGTTTAAAAATGGTGATTTAGAGATCAAGAGAGTTGATAGTAACTTAAGTTACAGAATAACTTTAGATGATTTTGATACACATTTTGAAGAAAAAGGTTTACTAACACTTGAAAGCTTAGTAGATAAATCAGCTGAAGATATTAAAGCAGCTTATACAGTAGATGAGTTAAGAACTTTAGCAAGAGATTTAAAGATAAGAGGTGCTTCACAAATGAATGAAGATAACTTAGTAAATAGTTTGCTTGAAAAATGCAAAAGCTAGATTTACTAATCCAACGTAAGCATAAGGCTAAGGGTAACTTAGCTGCTTATAGATCTGTACTTAAAGATGCTTACACGTATGCACTACCTGAAAAAGGTTACTTTGAAACTCTAACGGGTGGTAAACGTACAACTAAGATTTATGATAGTACAGCAGTTCTAGGTGTTGGTACATACGCTGATAAAGTTCAGCAAAATCTAACACCTCCTTGGCGTAAGTGGTTTTTACTTATACCTGGTTCAGAAATACCTGAAGAGATGCACGAGGATATACAGTTAGATCTTGATAAGATAACTGATGTTATTTATGATCACTTAAATCATTCAAACTTTAATACTAAAATTAATGAAGCTTTCCAGGACGTTGCTATATCAACTGGTATAATTACGTGTGAAGAAGGTGATGATATAGAGAGTGCTTTACTTTTTGACAGTGTTAGTATTGAAGATGTAGCTATCGAAGAGTCACCTAATGGTATTATAGAAAATATATGGAAAGATTTTAAGATAAAAATAAGAGATATTGAAACTCACATTATGGGTGCAAAACTATATCCTGAGTTGCAAAGACGATTATTAGAAGATGATAATGCTGAGGTAGATTTAACTGAAGCAATTATCAAGAATAATAAAGGTAAATATGAACATACCATTTATAGTGAAGCTGATAAAAAGATAATCTTTGAAACTATTGATGATACAAGTCCTTATATATGTTTTAGAGAGCGTGTTACTTCAAAAGGTGGTTATGGTTTAGGTAGAGTTATACAGTTACTTAATGATATTAAAGTACTTAACAAAATAGTAGAGATGGACTTAAAAAATGCAGGACTTGCTATTTCAGGTGTTTATACTGCTATGGATGATGGTGTACTTAATCCTTATAACGTTACTCTTATTCCTGGAACTGTTATACCAGTTGGTTCAAATGATCCAAACAGATTATCTTTAAGACCGTTAGAGAGATCAGGTGATTTTAACATAGCTCAGATTAAGATAGATCAAAAGCAAGAGTTAATTAATAAGACGTTGTTTGGTGCTGCGCTTGGTAGTATTACTAAAACACCAGTGAGAACTGCAACAGAAGTAGATGCTAGACAGTCTGAAACTTTTGAAATGACAAATGCAGCGTTTAGTAGATTTCAAACTGAGTTATTAGAGAAGTTAATTAAACGTATTGTAGATGTATTACAAAAAGCAGGTAAGATTGCACCTATTACGGTTGATGGTAAAGAGATAACTATTAAGTTTACAAGTCCACTAGCTAAACAGCAGGATAGACAAGATATACAAATAGTAACTGATTATGCACAAATTTTAGGAGCTACTGGAATACCTATGGAAGAGTTGGCTAAGTATATCAAGTTTGAAGATGTACCTAAGTATATTGGTGAAAATATTGGTTTACCTTCTTACTTGTTACGTACAAAAGAAGAGATTAATATATATAACCAGGAACAAGCACAAAATCAGGCAGCAATGTTACAAATGCAAGGAGGTCAAGGTGTTCAGTAGGTTTAAAAAAGCACTATTTTCAAGAAGAACTGCTAAAGATATACTAGAGCATCAGCAAGAAGTAGCAGATATTAATGATGCTTATGCTAGACTATTTAATACAGATGATGGTAAGTTTGTTCTTGATCACTTAATCAAAACAAATATGACTACACCTATTGCATCAAGAGGTGATAACTTGCTTGATATAGGTGTGAAGCAAGGTAGATCAAACGTTGTAAATGAAATTGTACAGCGTGTGGTACGTTCTTAGAGTCCTCTTAGGAGGGCTTTATAGAGCGTTGGCTCAAATTTAATAAAAAGGACACATTAAACAATGGAAAATAGTTTAATCCCAACAGAAGTAAGTACTGAGAATGTTGAACAAGTAGAGCAAATTGAGGCAACAGAAGGTAATGAACCTACTGTAATAGAAGAGAATAAACCAGGTTATTTATTTGCTGATGGTGTTGTAGGTGAAGGTGATGCTCCTGAATGGTTTAAAGCTGATAAATATAAGACTGTAAGTGATCAAGCTAAGGCTTACGTAGAATTAGAGTCTAAGTTTGGTGGTTTTAAAGGCGCTCCAAAAGAAGGTAAGTATGAAGTAGAAGGGTTTAATTTTGATGATAACCCGTTAATAAGTACAGTTGCTGAGTGGGGTTTAGAAAATCAACTAAGTAATGAAGGTATGAAAACACTTGCTACTAAAGTTCACGAACTAGCACTTAAGCAACAAGAAGAAGATAGACAAAATGCTATTGCACAACTAGGATCTGATGCACAAAAGAGAATAAACACTCTTGCACAATGGGGTAAAAACAACCTATCACCTGAAGAGTTTATGAGTTTTCAAGGTTTAGCACAAACAGCAGGACACGTAGAAGTATTAGAAAAGTTAATAGGTATGACTAAAAACAGTAAGTTGGCTGCTACTAAGCAAATAAGTTCACCAACTCCTGCATTTACTAAGGCTGATGTAGATAAAATGTACACTGCTACGAATGAAAAAGGTGAAAGATTAGTAGAAATAGATAGAGAATATTATAAAAAAGTACAACAAATGTACGCTGAAGTATTAAATTAAGTTGCTTTTAAGTAAAAATTTTGATATAATATTATCGTACTAACAATTCTTGGAACACCCTTAGTGTTACTCACAAGGCTCTAAAGTATTGGACGTGGTTTATAGGATAAGCTGCTCTGATATTTTAGAGCAATACCAAAATATCCAAATATTTCGAAATTAAATTAAAATTAGGAGATTGACTATGTCAAAAAACTTATCAAGTGTAGCTGCAACGCAGTTTGACACTGAAGTAAAACACGCTTATCAAAGCTTATCGGCTTCATTAAGCAAGACAACAACTGAGAGAAAAGGTGTAACTGGTAAAGTTTACGAGTTTAGAAAAATGGGTAAAGGTGAGGCTACTAAGAGAACTGCACCTTCAGCTGATGCTATTGCAATGAATGTAGAGCACGGGTTAATTCCTTGTACATTAAGTGATTGGGATGCAAATGAATATACAGATATATTCAACAGCGTTGAAGTAAACTTTGATGAGGTAAAAGAATTAGCTAAAACTATTGCAGGTGCTTTAGGTAGAAGAGATGATCAGTTAAAAATTGATGCTATGTCAGCAGGTACTTATTCTGCAACACCAGTACAAGGTACAAGTGGTGGTTTAGTTGGTACTGATGTTGGTGGTACTGCTTCAGGGTTGAATGTAGATAAGCTTAGAAAAGCTAAGAGATTTATGGACGATAATGAAGTACCTGCTGAAGGAAGACACATAGCAGTTTCAGCTGAAGGTTTAGAGCAACTTTTAGGACAAACACAAGTAACGTCAAGTGATTACAACACTGTTCAAGCGTTAGTTAAAGGTGAAGTTAATACATTCTTAGGGTTTGAATTCCACGTAATTGGGAAAAGAAAAGAAGGTGGATTACCAGTAACTAGCAAGTTAAGAGATAGTTTCGCTTGGCACGAGTCTGCTATTGGTTATGCTAACGGTATTGATATGACTACTTCAGTGGACTGGATTCCTCATAAAAAGTCTTGGTTATCAGCAGGTAACTTAAAAGCAGGTGCTGTTATTAGAGATATTGATGGTATCGTTAAGATCCAAACAACTGAAGCGTAAGGAGTAAACTATGGCTTTTAACAGAACAAAACTATCAGGTAACTTAGGAGCAGGTTCGGACGCTCCTAAACTGTACACTTATAAATCAACAACAGATGCTAAAGCTGCAATTATTGCATCAGGGTACTTTAACGGTGCTACTGATATTTTAGATGCAGGTGATATTATTCTTGCTACTGGTTCAGATGCTACGGTAGCTCTAGCAGTTACAAGTGCTAAAGGTGCTGCTGCTGTAACAACAGCTTATGTAGCAGTTGCTTAATTTTTAGAGTCCTCTTCGGAGGGCTTTATAGAGTTAAGATACATAGGAGTTGTTAATGGCACAAAAAATAGAGATTATATCTAACGCTATGGTTCTAATAGGTGCTAATCCTATATCGAACCTTGATGAAGGAACTGAAGGACGAGTAGCTGAAGCTTTATATGAGAACACATATAGAGGTTTACTTGCTAATCATTCTTGGAGGTTTGCTACAAAGAAAGCTAGACTAGCTAGAATATCAGAACCACCATTAAACGAGTATAGGTATCAATACCAACTACCTTCAGATTTAGTAACAGTATTTAAAGTTCAAGATCAAACAAGATATGAGATATATGGTGATAAGATTTATAGTGATCAAGAAGAGGTTTACATAGATTACAGATATAGAGTACCTGAAACTTTATTACCTGATTACTATGTTTTAACACTTCAATTCTTATTAGCAGCACAGTTTGCTATACCTATTACTGATAATTCACAAAGAGCGCAAGTGTATAACCAAATGTACGAAGATCAGTTAAAGAGAGCTAAAGGTGTTGATAGTTCAGCAAGACCTCAAACACCTATTCAAGATGATCCTTTAGCAGGGATTAACTAATGGCTAGGTCACAACTATTACAAAACAGTTTAATCACTGGTGTAGTAGCGCCTACGTTATATGGAAGAATAGACTTAGAAAAATACTACTCAGGTTTAGATACAGCTGATAATGTTATTATAATGCCTCACGGTGGAGTTGAAAGACGACCAGGTTTAAGATACGTAACGTCTGTAACGACTGGTTCAAGACTATTTAGCTTTGAGTTTAATATTGATCAAAATTATATTTTAGTTTTAAGTTTAGCAGAAATTAAAATATACAAACCAGGTGATAGTACATTGTTAAAAACACTTACTTGGACTGTAACGCAAAAACAATTAAATGAAATGGATATAATTCAGTCAGCAGATACTGTTATTATTGTACACGAGGACTTTAAACCTAAGAAAATTATGAGAGAAGGTTCAGATACAGCTTGGAGTTTAGGCGATATAACACTTACTAACATACCTAAGTTTAAATATGATGGTACAAACTTAGAAGATGTATGGAGTAATACAAGAGGGTGGGTTAGAACAGCAACGTTTCATCAAGGTAGATTATGGTTTGGTGGTTCTAAGTCAAAACCTACGAGTGTTTGGGCGTCTATGATTAATGATTTTTTTAACTTTAATGATGGTGGAGCTGATGTAAAAGATAATCACGGTATATTTGATGTGTTAGACACTGATCAATACAATGCTATTAATAATATAGTATCAGGAACTAAGCTACAAATACTTACAGCAGGTGGTGAGTTTGTAAATACTGCTGATATTATCACACCAAAATCTTCAGCGTGGACGAGATACACTGGATACGGTGCTAAAAGATTAAAGCCAGTTAATTTAGATGGTTCTACGTTCTTTATGGATAAGTTTGGTAAGACTGTAAGGACTCTTATATATGATTTTGAAGAGGATGGTTATACTACACATCCTATCTCAATATTAGCTGAACATATTATTAATGAAGTGCAAGATTTAGATATGGTTAGAGGTTCTAGTATCTCAGTATCTAACTTATTATACTTAGTAAACTTAGATGGTACAGTGGCTGTATTTAATACAATGAGAAAAGAGAATATAGCAGGGTGGACTAGATGGACTACGCAAGGTAAGTTTAAAAGAGTAACAGTTACTAACTCAGTTATTAGCTTTATTGTAGAACGTGATGGAGTAGAGTACCTGGAAGTATTAGATAGAAGTGTGTTATTAGATCACTCTTTTAAAGGTTCAAATACTGATAGAGTAGAAGTAGATGAGTTATTAGCAAGTAAAGAAATAAGAGTAGTTGCAGATGGTATAACACAACTTGCTACAAGTGTTGAAAGAGATAGTCTAAATGTACCTTATGCAGTTGCTGATCAAGAGTCACTTGATATGTATGCAGGATTGAATTATGATGTAAGAATTAAGACATTACCTGCTGCACTTGCTACAAGAGATGGTAATAAAGTATATAGTACAAAGAGAATAACAAAAGTAACTTCTAATGTGTATCAAACTAGAGGTATGTACATAAACGATATTATTGTAACTAATAGAAAGTTTGGGCAAAAATTAGATGAAGTTTTTGCACCGTTTACTGGACTTGTAAGTACGTATTTATTAGGGTATAATAGTACTAATCAAATAGAAATTACGCAAAAAAACCCTGATCCACTAACTATATTAGCTTTGGATCTTGAAATAAGTTACTAAAAAGGAGGTATGAGATATGACTTACGCAGCGTTTGCAGGTTATAGTAGTGCGATAGGTGCGATAGGTAGCGCTTATTCAGCTTATGCAGCAGGAAAATCAAGACAACTAGCGTATGAGAATGAGGCAGCAATGGCTGCTTTAAATGCTAGACAAGTAGAGATTGATACTCAGTTTATTATTGCTGATAAAATGAATGAACTTACTGATAATTTAGCATTACAGCAAGTAGTTGCAGCAGCACAAGGTAGGAGTGGTGGATCGGTAGCTAATTTAGCAGCAACTTCAGTATCTAACTTTAAAAAAGAAGAAGAAAGATTGTTAAAAGCTAGTAAGTTAAGATCAACTGGTTTAATGATGGAGAGTCAAGTAAATAGAGCTTCAGGTAAGACTGCTGCTGCTCAGGGTTTAATGGGTTCAGTAAGTGAGTTAGCAACTGGTATAGGAAGTACTGCTAAGTATTTTTTAAGCAATAGTACAAATGACAAGGATTAACTATGGAAATGCCAGTATATCAAGGAAGAGATAGAGTAAATACTAGCGTTCAGTATGGTGGTGGTTCAATGACTAATAGTATTATGAACCAGGCTAATGCTAGTGAGAGATTAATGGCTAGGTTAAAAGGTAATACACAACAAATAGCTGCTGAATTTGAACCATTAATCACTGAAGAAACTGTACAAAAAGCTTTAAAAGATGTTCAAGAAGGTAAAGTAGATAGTGAAAGCGTTGCAGCAGTTGCACAAAACGTATATAGAAAAACAGCAGCAGGTGCTTTACAAGCTGATGTTGAGGTTCAAGGTCACAACATAGGTAAGAGCCTTGAAAATCAAATGAAAGCTACTGGTAAGTATGACGTAAACGCATTTACTCAGTCGTGGGGTGCGTTTACCAACGCTACAACGTCAGGTATAAAAGATCCAGTTATTAGAAGTGGTATAGAGGGTAGTTTAAATAATATGGGTGCTAAGTTTACTGGTTCTATTGGAGCATTACAAGCTGAACAACAAAGAGCATTACAAACAGAAAACTTTAAAGCTAAGCTTAGTATGGATGTTGAAAGTTTAAACTCAGCGTTTGGTGTAAACAATGATGAGGCTGTAAGACTTAACAATGAAATATCAAAAACTTATAACTTAATGATTGAAGCAAATTTAATATCACCAGGTATGGCTCAGCTAGAACAAAAGCAAATTGCTAAAGGTGCTTACATTTCTAATATTGAAAGAGGTTTGACTAATGCTGTAAACAATGGTACAGCACATAGATTTTATAGTCAATTCAAAAATGCTGATCACTTAGGTATCTTAACTCCAGGTGATGTTGAAGCTATCAGAAGTAAAGTGCAAAGCAATATTGCAGCAGATGTAAATATTTATAAAAATCAATTAACACAAATGCAAACAAGTATAGCTATGACTGAATTACAAACAAGTAGAGAGTTTAATGAGAGATATATAGAAGGTACACTTACGCCTGAACTTGTTGATCAAGCTTTAAGAACTAATAAAATAGATATGGGTACGTATGATAACTATATGAAAAAAGTAAATCAAACTGGACGTATTGCTGATGATGAGAGTAAAAAACTATTATATCAAGTTCACGTATTAGACTTCACTGAAGATGAGATAATGGACTCACCTCATCTTACTAATGAAAGTAAGTGGAATTTAATCAAACAAAGAAGAAGTGAAGAAGGTGATCAAACAAATTGGTTAAGTTCGCAAAATGGTAAAGAGGCTAGAGATAGAATTAAAAGAACGTTTAACATTATTGATGGTACATTAATGAGTACTATGGACTTCAATAATGATAATATGAGAGCTTTTGATGATATGTATAAGAAATTCTACTCAGAAGTTGAGAGTTTACCACTTGAACAAAGAGCATCTAAATCTTTATCAATAGCTGATAGACTTGTAGCTGAGTTTAATGAAAATAAGAATAAAGAAAAAGAAGAGGCTAGAACTAAAAGAGAAGAGAAAAAGAAAGCTGAAGAAGAGAAAAAAGCAGCAGCTTACAATGATGGTATCACTGGTAAGTTTATGAATATGTTAGAGAATAAGAAAAATCAAGCAATACAAATATGGGAGGATATGGAATAAATGTACAGTCAAGATGAACAAAAACAAATTATTGATGATATGTCAGCAAGTATTTATAACAAAGAGCGTACTTATACTGAAGATGAGTTAGGTAAAGATGCTGTTTGGATTGAAGCATCTAAAGCTGTATATAAACATTTCAACGGTTCAGATTATGTAGGAACACCTGAAGAGTTAGCAAAAGAAGGTTTAAATATTATGGGTGAATTTAACTATAATATGACTTTCGGTACAGCAGCTCAAACAGCTAAGATACAAGATGCTGATGATTATACTAAAACAGCTTTTTATTATATGATGGATACGTATGATAAAAAAGATATATCAAGTGCAGGGGTTGGTAGAGCGTTTAAAGAAATGGCTTTAGATCCACTTAACTATGCTATGGTTATAGGTACAGCAGGTGTTGGGTTCTTTGGTAAACAAGCAGCAGGAAGTGCAGCAAAAGCAGCATTAAAAGAAGGTTTGAAACAAAGTGCTATGAGATATATGACTAATCCAGTTGCACTTGGAGCAGTTGAAGGTGCTGCTTATACAGTTGCTGATGATTATGCTAGACAAGATGCAGCAGTGGGTGCAGGTTTTAAAGAAGGTTACGATCCAGTTCAAGGTGCAATGGTAGGTGCAGTAGGTGCAGGAGTTGGTGCAGGTTTGGTTAAAGCTGCTGATGTAGGGTTTAAAGCAGCAGGTACTGGTATTGAGAAAATAAGTAGTAGTGTTAAAAACTACTTTAACCCTCAGCCTAAATTACCATTAAGTTTAGACACTACACCTGCACCTGCTGCTTTAGTTGAAGCTGCGAGTAAGGGTGATAAAGAGGCTTATAAAGACTTAGCAAATGCTGTATATAGTAGAACGTTTGAACAAGTTGTAAATAAAAATACAAGTGATCAATTAAAACCTATGGTGTTAGATAAGTTAGTTGAAAACCCTAACGTAGTAGAAGATTTAGCTAAACAGTTCGGATATGAATTAAAATATTTTAGTTCTAACCCTGAAAATGTTGGAAGAGCTATTGGTGATAAAGTAGTAGAAGAACGTCCTGCAAATAGATCGCAACTTAAGAAAAAAGGTTATAGCGCAGGTAATATATGGGTTTACGATCCTTATGATACACACGGTTCTTTTGATGATCCTGAATACACAAAAGCCTGGAGGGGGATACACGAATTAGCACACGGTTTAACTGAGAAAATAATGGAGGCTAAATATGGTGAGAGTAGAAGGTTTGGTGCTTTAGGTATAGATACTAAAAACCCTTATGATCCAAATGATCCACGTACTTACAAAGCATTATCAACTGAAGAGGCACAACGTGCTATTGAGTG